TATGTCCTCCACCTATGCTTGGCAAGGCACTGGTCTTGGTCAACAGATAATGGATTTCGTGAAATCCGGGCAACTTACCGGATGGGCAGTTCCTTATGTAGAAGACCAGTTGATTCCTCATCTCCGTGGATTGAAGTCGTGGAAATCTCTCCAGCGAGTTATGAATTGGACACAATATAAAGAGATGATTTCCAGATGGCTCAATTCCACCTCTTCCATGGCACAGACCATTCCAAAGGCACAGAAAGATTGGTTGCTTGAACATTTCACGGCAGATAGTTCACTAGGCATTGAGTCAATGATGGGACAGGTCAATCAGTGGTTCACTCTTTCCACATTGGGTGGGAATGTGTCAGCTTCTATAAAAAATGCCTTACAGCCGTTCATTACTCTCCTGCCATTATTCGGGGCAAAAGGATTTGGAAGAGGAATCGAGATGTATCTGCCCAAGTTGGGGGAATATGCCAAACTTCGGGTTGGTGGAATGGCACACGAAGTAGCATTTAAGCAGGCATTTCCTGATTTCGTAGAGGCACTCGGCACACGGTCTAATACTCTTCAACGTGCCATACTGTCGGGGGATATAATGAGAGAGGGAACTACCATTCCCCCTATTGTAACCTCGACTTGGGGTAAAGTAAAACAAGCAGCAATGACTCCCTTTATGGCAGCAGAAACCAACAACTGGTTGATTAGTTTTTACACAGGTAAGGCAAATGCACTGGCGGAGGGGTATATACCGGAGATGATTGCAAAGGGGGTAGTGAAGGTTTCTGCAGAGGTTGCAGCGGGTCAGTTTGGTGCACGAGTTGTAGAGATGACGCAATTCCCCGGTGGTGCACTTGGTCTGCCAAAGATACTGCTTGATATACGTGCTCCTTTGCGACAGTTTATGCACTTTCCATTAAGGTATCTGGATTTTCTTACAAGTTCAGTCAGATGGGGGCCAACAGAAGCACTCAATCTTGGGACTATTGGGCGGACTATGGCGGGTTCGACTGCCCTCTATCTTGCCGCCAAGAACTTGCTGGGGGCAGATTTAAGTCAGGGATTGTTGACAGGTGCTCTTCCTCTTCCTGCCTATGAACAGGCACCTTTCTTCCCGTGGCCTCTTGTGCCTCCGATTGGTGGGGCACTAGGAGGAGTAGCACAAGCATTATATAAAGGAGAGTTCAGACCACTTGAATCTACTCTTGCCCTTATGACTCCGGGTGGAATTATGGGCAGGCGTTTGTATAAGACCTTGAGTAGGAAGTATGCCGACTATGAGAATAGGACACAGGAAGGATTGATACCAACTTATAACGAACAAGGCTCACTGGTAGGTAATTTTACTCCTTTGCAACTTACACTTCGTGCCATTGGTCTTATGCCCACTTCGGTTAGTGCGGAACAAGGGGCGGCCAAATGGTTGCTTGCACAGCGAGACCAGCTTCGTGGTTATAGGCGGACTTATCTTCAAGCGATGACAGAGAATGACTTAGATAAAGCAGATAGAATAAATAGAGATTTTCAAAGACGGTATCCAGAGTTGGGGCCGCTCCAGATTAAGAAGAGCGACATCACTGCCATCAAGAATCGCAGACAGGTCAGCAGACTCGACCGGATACTTCGGGGATTCCCCACCGAATATCGTCCTTTGTTTCAACAGATGGTAACAGAAGCAAGTCTCGGAAAAGTCACACAAGACATCCAGAACCAACCACTTGCAGCCGAGTGGTATATGCAGTAACTCTTGCCCACATAAGGAGTTACAACAAACTAAAAATAATTTTTATTATTCTATTGACAAACTGCCGAATCATATTTAAGATATACTTGATAGCTGGTGTGGACAGTCTCCATATACGAAACTATCCGAAGGAGTAGATATGCATTAGAGTCCCACCAGTTTTTTGAAAGGGGAAAAGGAATAGAATGATTGAATTTGCAGATTGTTCCAAATGCACTGATTGTCCTTTGCACGAATCTGCCAAGCATCCGGGGATTCCTACAAGGCCATATTCTGTTACCGGCAAGGAACAGGCATTGCTCATCGTGGGTGAAGCACCCGGCCACACTGAGGACAGAAGTGAGAAGAAACTATCGTGGATTGGTTATGCCGGGCAACTTCTTGACAAGATGATTAAAGCGGCTGGGCTGCAAGAATATGCCGACATCTTCCTTGCCAATGCCTGTCGTTGCAAACCGCCACAGGGAGATAGTCCAGAACGAAGTCATATAAACAAGTGTCGCCCTTACCTGCTGAAAGACATCGAAACACTGTTGGGGGCATACAAACATCTTACAATACTTGCGTGTGGTGCACCTGCTACATACAGTATATCCAAAATAAAGACGCTGGCCGCTGCATTTAGAAGTCAAGGGGCAAAGGGGACTCTGACTACACCTCTCTTACAATCTCTACCTTCTCCTATGGAGTCCTCTTGCCCCATTTTATTTTTCACTTACCATCCTGCGGTGCTCCATCCGAGCAGGAAACCAGCATTGATTACTTCGGTGGAAGCCCACTTCGTCCTATTGGCAAGATACTTGAAGGGAGAATTCATACCCAACGAAATTCAAGTCATACCAGAGATAGGAACCGACCCCGGCAAATTGAAACTACCAAGTCAGGTGTGTGTTGATATAGAGACCTATGGTATCCTGAAAGGGAAACATCAGACCGTCTTTACGCCTATACAATCGAAGTTATTGGATGGTATAGAGTATGACAAGCAGGTTATCACCGTATCCATTGGATATAGAGAGAACGGCAATAAGAGAACCCATCTGTATATCTTCGAGGACAGGATACATAGACAACGACTTGAAGAATGGTTTAAGAGAATTGTAAAGGAGAAGATTACTCTTCTGGGACAAAATATAAAGTTTGACCTTCTTTATTTGGCCTCTGCAGATAAAGGCATAAACTACTGGATTGACCCCCGCTGGTTACGTCTCGATGATACTCTCCTGCTCGGTGCTCTCCTGTATGAACAGCAACCGGAGAAGGGAATGAAAGAGGTTGCTCTGCTTTTTGGAATAGCCGATTATGGCCAGCTCAAGGTAACGGCCAAGACTGCCAATGCTGAATCGGCCTATGACCCAAATCTTCACTACTACAACTGTTTCGATGTGGCAGTAACCTTGACTTTATATGACGAACTCCTTGCTCGAATAGAGAAACGATATGGCAAGAAGTCGAATAAGTTTAGTCCTGCCTGTGCAGATATGCGTAATGCCGTCTTATGGGACACCATAGAGCTGGAACGTGCGGGCGGAGCATTTAGTATTCCTCGTCTGAAGGAGGAACACAATAACGCTACTGCAATATGTGTCAAATGTATAAACAGGTTGACATCTGCTGGAATTATACCTCACGGGAAAGGGTCTGACAGGTCATTACGTGAATTCATAACACGGGGAATAAGAGAAAGCAATCTATTTGAAGACCCACGGGTCCAGTTCACCAAGAAGAAGAAAGAGATTTCCATAGGAAAGGAAAATACCAATCTATTACTGGAATACATCCCAACTGAAAGTCCTCTCTATCCCCTCTTAAAGGACTTCAAGACATTTACAGAAAACTCAAAGATTGTGAATACTTATACACAACCACTACTGGAGAACAAGGAAAAGGGAATTGTGGGGATAAAAGACAATGGAAGGATTGGCATGGTATATCCAACCTGGTATCCTGTTCCGGGGTATCATAGTAAAGAGGCAGGTGAGAAGGAGAAAATGGGGGGAACAATACAGGCAAGGATTACCTGTCAAAGACCTCCTCTGCAAACTCTACCCCCGGTTATCTTTGGCTGCCAGACTACCCGGTTCAAACCGGGGATACTGGTCGAATATGATATGAGCCAGAGTCATTTGAGGATGGCAGCTTTATTGTCTGGAGACCCTCTATTGATGGGTGCCTATGAGAAGGGATTGGATTTACACGATGAAACGACACGGTTGATTTATCCAAATATAGATGCAATTTTAGCCCCCCGTGGCGAGACCCTTAAGGATTCAAAAGAGAGGCAATTATGTAAAAGTATTAACTTTCTTGTTTTATTCCGAGGGGGGGCAAAAGCATTACAGGATACAGCACGGGCAGACCTTGGACTTATGCTGGAACAGGAATTCTGTGATAGATTGATTAAACAGTGGTATAGAGACCATATTACATTCAAGTTGTGGCAGGATTCTTTACTTGATACTGCGGCA